TTATGTACCTCCATTTCATAATTCATTCTATATTTAACTTTTCACAAAGTTTATTAATAAGTTTCTCCTGTTGGTCAATTTTCTTTTTCTGAGCTTTTATCATTGCGAACATTGCCGGAATCATAATACGCTCATTCCAGTTCTCGGGAAGTCCGTCTGTGTTATGGTCGACTGCCAAAGGAAAATACTTGTCCACATCTTCTGCTATGAACATTGGAAATTCTGCGTCTACGCGTTCATCTCCTTTTGCAAGGTAGCCTTTTTTATACCGTGCCATTATTGGTTCGATGTTGTACAGGTTCTCAATAAATTCTTCTGGCAACGAAGCTCCGAGGATTTTGTAGCGTTTGGAAGAAGAACTTAACGCAGATACCTTGTAATTATTTTGATCGATATAACAGTTCCAACCGCTTGTGATCGTAGGAAGGCTATAGACACGAAGCCCCGCCCGACATGCTAATTCTTTTTCAAATTTCGCATAAAACGCATCTTCGCCAGTGTTGGTAATTGTTTCTTTTGCGTAAAATACATCTTTGACCGAAAATGCTTCTGCGCGTTGGTTGCCTCCATCAGTATTAAGACTATCAAATTCTCCATATGCTCCAGTTATATTTTCTGCACCATATATTGACATTATGGACTCGCCATCAGAATTTTTCGATATATCGATTGACCACCACGGAGAACCATCCGAATATTCAATATCAACTGAACCGTCAGGATTAGTGGGATTGTCAGGACGTTCTGGCAAGCTTTTTTTCGCACTGACTGGTTCTATTCCAGTCTCAGAAAAGCGTATTCCATCATATTCTGCCACTCCATTAGTTTCGGAATAATTCGAAAAACACGTAAAACCAGAATAATCAGCAAGGGCTTTTGCTTTATTTGTTTTGTCCAGTATTTTCAAAAAGCCTTCGGAATTATTTTTTCCTCCAAGTAATAGTGAACCGCCCATAGCCGAACTAAAACTTATGTACAGTTTTCCGTTTCTATAATACAAGCCGTTCCATTTTCCATCATCACTCAGAATTTTAACAATCTGCTCTTGCGTCAGATTGTCCACATCAATCACTACCGCAACGCTCTGCATATCCATCAATGTTGTAGTTCCACCGGATGCGTACAGCTTGCACCGAACATTCGTGACATCCCTTGGAATACCGATAGTAGAGCCGTTGGAGCTTGAAATAGTTTCGCTAGAACTATTGGTCAGTATCGTATAAAGATAATGTGTCACCGTATCTTCATCCGTTGAACTGGTGTAAATGGTTTTCCATGTATTACCATCAGTAGTCTCTTCGATCACGAATCTGCCCTTATACGCATATCTGGTAGCCGAATCACCGTCTCTGTAGTATGCGTTAAATTTCAAAAAATTTGGACTGACATTCTTGTCTGCTCCACGTTTCAGCACGTTACAAGACGGCTCAATGATGTAGGTTCTTCCCGGTTTTCCATCAGCTCCCGTCTCGCCCTTAATCTTACTCCATGTATATTTTGTCGGGTCAGTGGAATCTGTCTTGGTGGTATCCGTATACTGGCCAATATACAGTTTATTAGTTCCATCAGAAACCGAAAAGCCTGTCTTTCCATCAGCACTGTTCGCGTAGGCAATATGTAGATAATACGTCTTTCCGTCTGTGCCATTCGTTCCAGCAATACCATCTTTACCATCAGCCCCCTCGAATTTTGACCACGTGTATTTCTTTGGGTCTGTGCTGTCGTTCGGTTCGTAGTCTACATAAGTGCCGATATATGTGGACGGAGTTTTGGTCATCTGGCTGGATGATGTCGGATTTGCCACGGAACTATATTTTATGTGGAAATATGATGTCTTGCCGTCTACTCCATTTGTTCCATCTTTGCCATCTTTTCCGGGAACTCCTTGTTCGCCCTTTTCTCCTTGTAGACCATCTAGTCCGTTGACTCCGTTCTTCCCGGCTTTGAGCTTGGCGATTGTGAATCTCCTTGTGATGGACAAGGTTTGCAGGTAAGTGGCTTTAATATCCACCCAGCCATTGTCGGCACTCAAACCTGTGACTGTATAGGTGTGCGTATCGACATCCCAAGAGCCGGTCACGCTGTCGGATTTCGTAATCGTGTAACTGCAATCATTGGTTACATCCTGTGAGCCGTACATAACTTTCGCTGTAGTTGTGACCGTTGGAAATACCGGAATATTACCGTCTGCATCAGATGTGATCGTCTGCATATCGTTTGACAACTGGAATGTCATGTTCTTAGCAGATGCAATATTCTCATCCATAGATGCTAGCTTTTTAGATAGTGGCATTCCTCCGATAGTCAGCATATCAGGATCCATATATACAGACTTTTTGTCCATGTCAACTTCGAATATAGTTTTTCCGTCAGAATCTTTTACTATCAATGCCCCGGCATTAATCCATTTTGCATTGACACCAATTACGTTTAGTATTGCAGCGATCATAGTGCCATCAACCAGCCAACCAGAATTCCAGGTCTTTCCGCCATCTGTTGACATTCCCCAGCCTGCTGCACTAAATTTCACTACGATCGTAGCTTCGGACAATTCGGGTTTATCGCAAAAATAAAGAATGGTACTTCCATCTTCCATTGTTTCATGGATTGGAAAAAGACCATTCTTTGTTTTCATCGCTTCCTGCAGATTGTCAAATGCAGTATCCCACTCTGTTTTCTGTCTTTTGAGATTTGCTCGCAGTTCCTTATAGACTTGTGTAGCCTGGCTGTATCGTGTGCTTGAAAGTCGTGTAGGTGCTTCAGCTCCAGATATCAGATTTTGTGATGTGTGAGCCGTATACTCTACATTTGTGAAGATTGTTTTGTGGTACCGTTTTTTTGCATCGATCACAAGGCCAAGGTCACCCGCTTCCCGTGCGGGATCTGCAGGTGTGCTAACTGACATCGGGCGAAACTGTATTCCATTTAAACGTTCACCCAGATATGCCGCTACTGTCGCGCCACTGCCACTCTGGATCAGCTTGTTTCCGGAAATCTCCAAAATATAACCTTCTGCGCCAGATTGGTAAGTTATTTCCTCTGTGCTATCTCCATCTTCCTCATTCACTCGAATCCCAGTGATCACTACATCGTCTGTCTGTATCGTTGATCCCGTTAAAAGATCACTGATCTTTAGAATCTCATCAGAATTATCAGCATCTATTATATTTGAATTACCGTTTTTTAACGGTATTTCTATGGCCGTACCGATTTCCTGGCCTTCCGAATCTAATATCGCATTTCCAGCAATATCAGCCCAGATTGTATCTTCCTTTCGGACCCAGGTCGCTTCCAAGAGATCTGTGTTGTACCACCGCGCGGACAATTTTCCGAATCGATCAATCCTGAAGAACTTACATGCAATCTGGCCTACCCACTGCAATACCTGTCGGAAAGTCAATGCAGAGTCATCTGGTCGGTTCTGTACAATAAAATTATTGTTGTCAAAAGCTGCTGTATCTGATGCCAGGGTAACTCCGCAGCAACTGCAGGCATCCCTTACTATGGTTCCAAGAGTAGCCGGATATACAAGTTTACTAAGCGAATACGGCTGATCAAACTTGGTCATATCATCAAAAGCCTTTACAGATATCGAATTGCCAGACTCTTCCCCTGGTTCTGCCGTGAATTTACCTTTATCTAGCCACTCAACAGCCCCATTCAATAATTCCAACCCTACTTGCACAGTTATTACGGCACCGTTGAAGTCATGCTCATCAAATCTTCCATCAATATTGTTTATCTTCAGTGTTAACTGCTGTGCTATCGCCGCGCCAAGGTCGAAGCTGCTTGTGTTTGAAGTACCATCAGATATCTGAAATGTATAGATATCCAGATCTTCCACAGTGTCGTTGCTTCCGTCTGGGAAATCAATGATCGCTTTGTGGTGAAATATTCCTTTTTCTTTTAAAGCTTCTTTGTAAGCTGCAGTTGTCTTTATCATCCTGTCACCTCTGAATAATATCTACAGATACAGATCTGTACCAATACAAGCCATCTCCAATATCTCCTAAATGTTCTTTGCTCAGCGTACCTCGGTAGCTTTGTATCGTGATATCAATTCCATCATCACGAAATGAGAACGGAAAGAATCCTGGAACCAACGTATTTTTAATCGTTTTCACCTGTGCTTCTGTCAGAAATTCCCATTTTATACTTAAATTTTTCTTCTGTGCAACTACTGCTCCAACCATTAATCCTGCCAATGTACGACCGGTATCAGATGTCCATATGATCTCATCATTTACGCTCAATGATGTTGGTGCCGGAAGCGTAGTGCTCCCGGACCATAATATTTTCTTTGCCATATCACTTCACCTCCACTGAGTTGTATCTGATGTCCATGGCTGCTTTTGCTTCCTGTGTTGCTTTTGCAATCTGTGTGGAGTCCAAGTAGAATCCCATATCGGTCAATGCTGCAACAATCCGCATCACAGCACGATTTATAATTGATTCCAGTTCTGCTTTGCTTACGCCAGTTCCGCCTGCTGCCAGAGCTGCTTCAATTGCCATCTTTTTCAGTTTGTCTTCCGGTGCCACGACCTCTCCCTGATGCAGGTTGTCGCCAATCATGGCCAACTGCGGAGTATTCGGCTTCACATAACCGCCATTCGCCAGATGCGGAATAGTCGGAACTCTAGGAAGAGACATTCCATAATGGCCATAATGTCTTGTTCCAGTGATAGGGTTGGTAAAATCATAGCTGAAAGAAAATGCGTTTTCTATCGCAGACAGTCCGGAATTGAGTTTGTGCATTAAATTATTAATTATGTCAATCACGGCATTCAGCGGAGTCTTTGCCAATGTCACAAGGGAATCGAAAATTCCCTTAAAGATATCTTTAATTCCGGACCACGCCTGCTTCCAATTTCCATGAAATGTACCTTTTATGAAAGTTATGATTCCATTAAAAATCGTCTTGGCGTCTCCCCAAATACGCTTCACGGATTCCAAAAATGTATTCAGGACTGTTCCCAACAGACCAAAGCTCTGCGACCAGTCTGTCCGAAAGATCCCCTTCACATAATCAATGAATGGCTGGAAGATGTATTTCTTCGCAAAGTCAAAGATTGATGTTGCAATTATCTTGAATCCCTGTAAGATTTCTTCAATTCCCTGCCAGCATTTCGAGAAATCATTTGTAAATACACCGGTACAGAAATCAATGAAACCACCCAGAATATCTGTAATCCCCTTAATCACATCACCTGCAACTGCCAGAAGATCTAAAATAAGCTCTCCAAGGCCTCCAATGATCGGTCCAAGAACCGGCATTACATTGTTAACTATCCATTCGATACATGGAACCAGTGCTGTTTCCCATAATGCTTTTAGATTCTCAAATACTTTACCAAGCAATTCAAGAATTCCATCCAGTGCCGGCTGAACATGTTCCTTCCATACAGAGCTGAATTTATCTGATATATAGTCCAGATATGGTGAAAGATATGTATTATAAGCATCAAGGAATGTTCCAAGGATATCCGATATGCCTTGTGTGATGGAGTCAACAAAGGGTTTGAAATACTGATCATAAACTGAATTGATTTTGTCGAATGTATCAGTAAAACTCTGTGAAAGAGCATCAAACGTAACTCTCCAACGTCCAAGCATGTTCTCCAGTGTTTCGGAGATCTTGTCTGTATTCTGGATGACCGGAACAGTAAAAAGTGATACAAAATCTCTTTTGAATTTAACTGCCAAATCTGCAGCTCCAAGAAATCCATCTGCAAATACCTGGATGATATCTGCAGTGATTGCCTTGGCATCATCTCCTGAAAAAACATCAAAGATATCTGCCAGCGCAACGCTGAAATCTCCTGAGAGTTTCGCAATCTCACCTGTCGCATCAAATAATGAAACAATGCGCTTTTTGATATAACCTTTGCTCTTTGCAAGGTATTTATCAACGCCTCCAACAAGATTGTCTGCCAGCGTAAGCCCGATTCTGGCCGTAGAACCAGTAATCTTGCCAAAAGCAAGAGCGATATTATTTGCGCATCGATTTGCCGCATTTACAACTGCTGTATCCGTGAAGATCTCTTTCAGATTTTTACCAATATTCTTTACAGATTTATTGATGGAATCTATCTTTTTCTGAGAATCGCCAAATCCAATTTCAAAACCCTTCTTGAACAGTTTTGCAAGTTCCTGGCAACGTTTCTGCAGAGCAGATAACTTTTCATCTGTCTTATCGATGACTGTATCGCCATCAGCAAGCTTTCCATAATCAACTCCATTCCCTGCCGTTCCTGTACTGCCTGTCGATGGTGAAGTTCCTGAAGATGATGTACTGGACTGCGAATCAAGTTTGTTGATCTGGTCGAATCCCATAAGGGATTTCATTTTCTTTGCTGCATTCTGTGCTGCCTTGCCAGCTTTATTGGTATTGTTAGTCAGATTAGAAGCTGCATCAGAAGCACCGTTAAGGCTGTCACCTGCATCTGCTGCAGAAGCAGCTATCTCTGATACACCATTACTGCCGCCATTGCTAGCTTTATTCCCTGTAATCAGTTCCGTAAATGCTTTAAATGCATTCGCCAGCGTAGCAAGCTTTCCGATTGCAATGTTGATCACCTTGATTACCGGAGTGAACAGATTGATCAATCCCTGTCCAATCGTAGCCATGAGTGATTGCGTCTGCAGGCTCAGAATCCTGCACTGGTTGGCCCACGAATCAGACGTACGGGCAAAATCGCCCTGTGCTGCAGACAGCTGGTCCTGAACGAACTGATATCGTAGAGCTACTTTTTCCGCCTCAGTCATTGCCGAGGTTGTTTTACCAAAGCCATTTGCCATGGCATAGGAATCAAGAGCCGTTTGTGTCATTACGACACCGAGATCTTTCAGCGATTCCGTCTCACCAGTAAAGACCGATTTCAGCTTTGTATAAGCCTCATCCTGCGATAAATTGTAAAAAGATGCTACATCACCAGCCAGACCAGTCAATGTTGTTCCCATGTCATAGGCTTGTTTTTCGGAAAATCCGAAAGCTTTCGCCATGGCACCGAATGTACCGGTGTACTGTTTCGCCATGGTCTCTGACAGACCAAAACTCTGTGCCGCGCTCTTTGCAAACTCATCGACCTGCGCGGTCATGTGAGGGAAAGTAACGTCTACAACGTTCTGTACCTCTGCCAGATCGGAGCCAAGCTCCAGGCACTGCTTGCTGAAATCAATCAGCTTTTTTGTGCCAAAGGCTGCTGCCAGCATTACACCAGCCTTTTTTATTAAACTCAGTCCTCCTGAAAAACTATTTTTCAAAGAGGCAAAACCATTTGAAAAATCATCCCCCATTTCAGAGGATGTTTTCTTTGACTGATCACCAATTTCTTTTAGGTGTTTTTTTACCTGATGGGATCCATTTCTGCTGTCTCTTTCAATAAGGCTCCAGGCTTTTCGAAAGGCTTCACTTGATGACGCACCTTCTTTTTTGTAAATCGAAGCAATTGCTGCTGCCTTAGATTTTGCCGTGCGCGCTGTGTTGTTCAGGATCTTATCAATTTCCTGATTTCCAGTCTCAATCGCTTTGGTTGATTTTTTCGCCGCCTGGGAAAAACTTTTATCGAACTGGTCTTTTACTTTTTTGCAAGATGCATTAATACTGGCAAGCATCTTACTTCCATCAAAAGATAGATCAAAAGAAATACCAGCTACACTCGTTGTCATAATACCACCTGCCTCTGTCACAGGGACATCGGCACAGTGGCACTACTTGTCCTGGTTAATCTTTATTTCAAATTCTTTCCTGCAGTGCCTTGCCTGACACTTAAAAAATACACCCCGGCATATTGCATCCGGAGTGTACTGTACTTTCTGTTCATGCCCGCAATAAGGACAACGCACTTTTAATCTTTCAATTTCTAATCACCTCCAAGGCCAGCCATATGCAGGAATCCCATTTTGATGGCATCCAGCTGCGCATCCATGTCTTCTTTTGATGTATGATTTCTGATAAATTCCGCATGTTTTGACATCCATGCATTCCGGATCCGGTGCTGCTCCGGAGAAAAGTTCTCCAGATATTCTTTACGGTCTTCTGCACGGATTGCCACGATCCTGCCAAGGGCTGTGTCATGGCCGATTCCGATAAGCATCTGCCGGAACTCTTCCCATGGCATTTCATGAATCTCTTTGGACAGTCTCAGCCCATACTGTGACTGAAACGAAGACACGATCAGATCATAATCTTCAATCAGGTCATAGTATGGGTCTGAGATTCCCCCTCAGTTTCTTCTGCTCCTGTGATAAGTTTCTGTGCTTCCATGACAACCACAGTCAGATCGTTAAAACTCAGTTTCAGCTTTTCAATCTTCATCCGGCTTTCTTCCGGGAACATCAGATCATACAGATCCAGGATGTCCTTTGGAGTTGCCTCACTCTCTTCAATCTCACCGTATTTTCCCATGATTTTTAACATGGTTGCAGCATCTGCATTTACTTCTAATTTTTCATCTTTAATGACCAGATACGGATTTCCGTCCATTTCCAGTTTTTCTGTGATATTTACAATCTTTGACATCTTTATCTCCTTCTCGTCTCAATGATTTACGCTGCTGGTGTTACAGTTGGTTTTCCATTGCTGATCACATCAAATTCAAGGCCTGCAACGTTTGTGGAGTCACCACCGCCGTTGTTCTTGATATCAATAACAGCATTTTCCCATGAGATAGTAGTACCGTCTGGGAACACCCATTCAAAATATGCCTCTGCATCATGTCCATTTTTATATGCTTTATCAGCAACAAAATCATTGCCTGTATCACCAATGTTTCTTTTGCCGCTCAGAGTAATAGTTACAGCTTTAGCTGTCATTAACGCTCTCTGCCACCCCTCAGTATCCATTGGGGTCCAGGTCTCTACACCATTTGAAAATGATACTGAAAATGTTTCCAGGTCTGCAACTGTTGTAGCAGATTCTTTGGCAGCTCCAAGTTTGAATTTGTTGTCTAAAACAGGAAAAACATTGGTTTTTCCTGCAAACTTCTGAATATTCATCTTCATGCTTTATTACCTTCTTTCTTTTCAAAAATAAAAGTCCCTTCAATAACCATTTCATAAATGCCGGCATCGTCCGTGCCGACATCCTGAACTGGATAAAGGGGCTGAAAAAATTTGATTGTTTCATCATTTACATTTACATCTCTTGCTGTTCTCAGCTTCTCAAACAGCTCTGTAGCCGTTCTTTCTGTATCTCTTGGAGATTTATTCCAGTGTACTAAAACAGTCACGTATTTCTCGCCATAGCCCTCCAGAGATGGTCCTCCAAGTACTGTTCGATATGGATACTGGTGCTTACTATTGTATACACCAATAGATTTATCTTCCTTATCTGGAAGTTTTCCCATATACACATGTTCTGCTATTCCGAGGGATGCAATATAATCTCTTGCGTCTGACAACATCATATGCCCGTCAACCTCCTGTAGATTTCTTTGAATGCCTTGGTAGCAAAATCAGCTTCTTTACCACCCGGAAGCCAGTCTGTATACCATTTACCGCGTGCATTCGGGTTCTCTCCAGTCTGGAAATGATATTCCGGATGGAAATACAGGCGGCGGGCATATGGTGTACTGGATATGATTGATACTTTTCCGTGCTTACTTTCTGACTTGTCCAGGAACGTACTCTCATCCTGCAAGTGTCCAGTATCTCTTGGAAACACCTGCGCCTGATCGACTTCTGTACGTAATAAATCCGCAGTCTGTTCCAGAGCAGTGATCTGTGCACCAGTTATCTGTTGAATTTTTGGAAGATTCAGCTTAACAACTGAATTGACATTGATCATACCAGCATCACCTCCGTATAATTCACGGATCCATCCGGATTTCTTGCCTTTGTTCCCTGCTCGATTCTCCTTTTAACTTCGAAGATCACAGCGGAACCGCCAGAGATAACCGGCAGATCCGGACAGATATCTCCCGGAAACAGTGCTATGCCAGTAATCTGTATCAATTTCTTCTCTGCTGTCAGAACTGTTCTTGCTTTATCCTGGTAATTACACTTTCCGGAATACTCTATGGCCTTAAGTGGTTCTCCGTACTCGTTCAAACCTTCTCTCTCAAAGCTACAGGTGATATCTGTCTTGCAGAGCCTTTTAGGGACTAAACATGGATATCTCATGTGATCACCTCGCTAACATACAGCATAATCCAGTTTGCTGTAACAGTGCATACACATCACGCTTCATCGCCACGCCTTTATCCGTGAACACATTCCAACTGCTGCCGAACTGTGCAGATACACCGTTGATACTGTACGAAGACAGCACACTGTTGATCTCATCCGCATTCTCATACTCAAAATCTGCCTGCATGCATACGACTTCCCGGATGATTTCCTGCTGGAATTCTGTAAGGGAAGAAAATCCCTGACTCACAATACGGTTGTAAGACAGGGAATCAATGTGCCTGGATGCCTGTTTCAAAGCTTTCTCTATTTTTTCTTCCGGAATAATATCACCATCATGCTGATTTTGATAATAATCTTCGGTTACATATGATTTGTAGGACATGTATTCACCTCAAATCACTCTTCCGTTGCTGTATATTCCTCAGTATCTACATCGGCATAAACACTGTCAATCTTACCGTCGCGTCCATTCGGAAATACAAATACATCAGAGAAAGATCTGTTCTGATACAGATATCCATCTCCTTTTGTATGTGTACCTGGTGCAAAATAATAGATACTGTTGATCTTCGGAACTGTCTTGCAGGTCTGTCCGCATGCAATAAGTACGTTGATCTTATGGCTGCCCGGTGCTTTTTCATAATAAGTGCTGAGACTTTCTTTTACAGGGCTTTCCACTTTTGAATAGCTCTGCTCATCAGATGTTGTATAGTACTCTTTGCCTTTTACAATATCTGCGTCCTCAGTCTTTTTATATACCGCTCCGGTCGGTGCAAAACCGCCATCTTTCGGATTCCAGTCAAATGCGTCATAAAAACGCTCATCGTCAATAACTTCCATGATCGGTACTCCGTCAATGTCAGTTACTCTAGTCTCGATTCCCATGCCGCCTTCTGCAATCTGTGTCATCTCGATCTTACGTGTGAACTCAGTAGACTGCTCCAGGGCATCCATGATCTCACTGCGTACATACATAATCAGCGAACCCTGTGCTTTGTATCTTCTGAGTTTTCCTTTTGCAAGAATAGCCTTCAGCATGCCAAATACTTTAGCTTTTGTGTATGCGGATGTGGCTGTGGATCCATGGTATACTTCTGTATTCTGTGCTGCCTGGGCAACTTTAGAGAAGAACAGCGCGTCTGTTTCCGGAACAACCCATGTCTGTTCAAATACACGGGAAATATTCTGAATAGATGCTGTAGCATTCGTTTCATCCACATCTGCTTTATCTACCATGAATTCAACGTCACGGTCATGTGTCAGTGTATACGGGATATCCTTCTGATCATAAGTTCCCGTGTTCCAGCCGCCTTTACGGTTATGATTTTTATAGCCAGATGTACTCATCTGTGTAAAATGGAATGTTTTTGCATCCAGCCATCTTACATTGCTGGTCACAAACGGAGAGGTCAGGGTTCCCTGCATCAGGATCTCGAGGAGTTCTGGACTCCACTGTTCTGCATAGTTTAAATTTGCCATTTATTATACCTTCTTTCTTTTTTGTGGTGTCCGAATCGGACACATTGATTAATTATTAAAACGATTCCAACGCTTTGTCGGTACTGCTGTCTGGTTTGTAGTTGTTGTCTGCTGTGGATGCTGTGCCGGATTCCCACCTGTTCCTACCTGTGTGAAACCGGTTTTACCATCCGTCTGCGGTTTCAGTGCCGGAACGTCTTCCAGTACTTTGTTTACTGCTGTTTTCAATGATTCCTCATTGATGTTTCCATCTTCTCCCATGACCTGGCTTAAATCTGCCATTTTGAGGATATATGGAATTGTCTTTGCTTCGATTCCCAAAGAAACAGCCATCATTGTAGCTGCACTCTCTACCTGTGCTGCCTGAACAGCTTTCTGAGATGCTGCAAGCTGTGCCTGTGCCTCTGTGATCTGATTCTGCATTCCGGCAACATCCGGCTGATTTGCTGCCTGCTGCTGTTTGAAGGATGCAATAGCCTGGTCCATCTGTTCTTTTGAAAGTCCCTGCTGTTTAAAGTAACCTTTCAGAACAGATTCTTCTGTTACAGTCTGTTTTCCTGCGATCAGACTGGCCAGCTTGTCGTAATCAAACTGTGGTGTCTGCTGTACTCCTGCCGGTGGTGTTCCACCATTTGCTGCTGAGCCACCTGCTCCCCCACCATCGCCAGATCCTCCTTCTGCAAATTTCTGCAGGTTCATTGGTACTTTGCATCTAAATCTCTTAAACATTTCTACATACTCCTTTACAGTTTTTTATGTGCTGTCTGCACGAATACAGTTTTACGTGTGTCTCACAAAAACAGTTGATAACCCGGTGTCTCCGCGTAGTTTAATGCCTTCGGGCATAAAAATAAGACGCTTAACCCTGCGCCTCAATGGGAGATTCCGGATCACCGCCTTTCGAATCGATAACCTCTGCAATCTTCATTCTTACCAGATACTCTGCTCTGTCCTTGGATACTGTTAATGTATCACCAACAGACCTGAGCTTCAGATCATTTTCCTTGTCATAGAAATCATGAATCACTCTGATCTTCACTATTTTCACCTCCCCTCGTTGCGCCGGCGTAAAATCAGTCATCACGAGTTACTTTAAATCCAAATTCCGGAAGGAAATTGATTTCATAGTGGTACTTATCCACAGATGCTCCAGAAATGTCTTCAACTACATACATTGTATAATCGTTCAAGTACACATAATCTTTCTGATATTTGTTCTCTGCTGTTTCAATGATTACTTCCAATTCATTTGCATTATTGTTTTTCAGCGCGAATGTTCCTGTCAGCTCCAGAAGAATGGTATCTGTCCTTGCATTCAGAACTGTGAGCTTTCGAGTTACATTGAAGTTATCTGCTTCTTTGGAGATGTTATAGCTTACCTGATTTGCTTCTGTACATCCGGTAGCTGTGATACAGATCAGAAGTACCAGTGCAATTACTGCTGCAATTTTCTTCTTCATGCTCTTATTCCTCCGCAAATTTCCAATCTTCCGCAAGCATATCTGCCTGGGAAGCAAGCCAACCCATCTGTACACCAGATGTTCCAACGAAAGCAATCGCCATATTGCCGATAGCATCATGTTCGCAATTCACAACTTCACCATTCGCTGTCTTGTAAGAAATACTGGTCGCAAGCTGAATATACTGTTTCTTGCCATTCCATCCTTTACGGCATACTTTCATTCCTCTTTTTAAATATTTAATTGCTTCTCCGAAGGAAAATGTTGCTTCTCCTCCAAGCTGAGGGCAATTGGTTTCATCTGCAATAATCCATTCATCAGAAAGGATATTCTGAAGTGTATATACAACGCTCTGTGTTTCTCGAATATCCATTTCCTGTCCGCCTTTTGTGTGTATGATGATTGTTTCTTTCTCTGGACTCCAATACCAATATCCTCCCCAGGATGGTAATTTTGCTTTACTTCCAGATCTCATTGCTTTTAACGCTTCTTCAAATTTCATGTTTCATATCCTCTCTTTCTTAAAATTATTGCATTTCTATGAATATTGTTGTAATATATCCATAAGATATCTTAACAGGGAGGAATGATACCTGACCCCCACATTTTGGGTTGGGCCATCATTTCTCCCTGTTTCTTTTATATATCTTTCTTATTTTTTCATCTTTGATTACAATGATTTTTTGTACAAACATAGTGTGTCTCGACCAATATATTTCTTCTATCTGCCTGGCAATCTCATTTTCATCCAGTGGACTTTTTGAAATATCAAGTATAAAATTTGGTGCTTGTCTCTTCTTTTTTGCGATTGCGTTATACACCAGATTTTTACTCGTTCCAGATAATTCTTTCAAATCAAACGCTTCGTCTCTAAATATGTAATCTGGAGTGGATATTCCCTGTGGATTCAATACCCTTGGAACCAAAGATATTTCCCCTCCAAGTTCCTCCTTCAGCAACTCAGCAATTCGTCGTTCCTTATCTGAATAATCCAACAAAACATTTTTTCCTTCCACGGTAAATACAGAATCTTTGATTTTGTATTTATATATTTCTTCAACGTTATGAGAATTAGGTGTTGCTTTTTTCTTCCATTCATCCGTGACGTCTTCAAACCCTTGCATCCTTTCCAAATCTTTGAAGTCCGTATACTCTCGACTGTCCATACCACCAGTTCGCATCCGCACATGTTTCCACCGATTTTGCATCTTCTCATACTGTTTCTGGTTCTCTGGATCCAGTGAGAAATCTGCAAGTCTTCCAAATTTCTTTTCCTGACGTTCAGCATATTGCTGTTTAGCTTCCTGTTTCGCTGTATCTTCAATATCAGCAATCTCTTGCTTGTTATATTTCGGATCTACTTTCGTGATGCCCGGAAAATATGTAGTATGAGAATCTTTGCATCGGGGATGATAAAGCCCAGCTGCCACTGCTGAGGACATCAATGGATATTTACCATCTTTACTGCTGCCACCACTCCACACATCGTCAATCAGAATTTTTCCCACAAACGGAAGACACTTCGGGCACGGGGATCCTCGTTTGTTCATAATTACAAGATGTAACCCCCACTGTTGCCGCATTTCGCCTTCTCCTTGCAGGTAAGCTCTTTTACTTGCGGTCCGAATTGCCATGTCTGCATAATCAGAAAGCGTGTGTCGCGCTCCGTTAGCGTATTCAACACAATTCAGTCCCGCTGAAAGAAAATCCTTTGTTGCCATGTCCACGGCTTTCTCATACGTTCCTGCGCCGGTATTCGCATATACCTGAGCATTGTATATGATCTTACGGTACTGGTCATTTGCCATACGCAGAACTGCCGCTTCTGCTTTCTGCATATCTGCTGTGGTTGCCTGGATTAATGCGTCCAGCTTACGATCATTGACTTTGAAAAATTCAGCAGTACCGCCTTTAGTTATCTTCTTGGCAGGAAATCCATTCTTGATCTCCTCCAGGATCCTTTTCTCCTGGTTCATACCACCTTCAGATCTTGCAAGGCTGATCAGCGCTTCAATCTTTTTGTTGATGTCTTTAAACTGTTTGCCATATTTCTTCTGGTTGTCATGCTTGTACTTTTCCAGAGATTTCAGCATTTCTGCCTGCCACATGGACCAGTGTTTCTTTTCATCTGTCTCTTCCTGCTTGTGATTCTCGAAGTTCCTGATCATAGACGCGATTAGTTCATTTTCAATCGCTTCAAAAGCAGTACCGATGTCATATTGATCATTTATCTTTGCCATTTGACCATACCTTGAATCCCTGTGACTTAAACTGTCTCGTCAGTTCCTTCAGTTTTGTGATACTTTCACATTTGTCCCTCCGGAACTCTGCGTAATCAGCTTTCTCTACCGCGTAAATACCCATCGGCACCTGCTCCTTTGCTATTTGAAGCATTCCCTGGTATTCCTTTCGGCTCATTCGGTACATTCTTGGTCCTACCTTTACCCGCATCACCTTCACCACCTTCCAGATCTACGCGGAAATTACCTGCATCCAGGTTAACTGCTGGTTCTTCCATGTCCTGTATTCCCTGCTCTGCCTTTAAACGGGCAACTTCCTCTTCCTTGCAATGATCATCCAGTGTATCACCGTACAGTTCTTCTACGCACCGCTCAATACTCATAATGCCGCCCTGTTTAGCCTTGGCAACTGTTTCTACCTGGCTTTCAAATGACGGATTCGCATACTCTCCAAACGGAATATTGACCTTTACTTCTTCAATGCCCTTATTGTGCAAAATATTATCTGCATTGATACACATTGAAACAACTCCCGGAAGGGTTTCCTGCAGTGCCTTTACGATTGCATTTCTGGTATACAATGTAGTCTTTTCTTTTTCTCTCTGTGCTTCTGCATTATCCAGTTTCTTTACATCGATTCCCAATGTCGATGGGCTGATTACGCCCTGCAGGCACAGATCCAGAGCTGTTATATACGATGCCATGTAGCTGTCATGTGGAATAGTCGGCTGATCAGTGATGACCTGATTCTTCTGACCTTCTCGCATATCCCCGTCTGCTGCAAAGTAACGATTGTCGAATGGGTTCGGTTTTATCAGCATTCCTGTTTCCGGATCATGTGGCACCAGACATTCTGGAATATAGGTCTTTGCTCTGCCGGCTCTCAGTGCATCCATCCACTGGGACCATGTTTCATCCAGTGAATCATAGCTGTCGAGCTTGCCATCAAATATACTGCCGCCTCTGCCCTCATATCGGGCTGATTCATAGATCATGAATGGTTCTGCAAGCATGATTGATTCATCAAATGTGATATCTGTCAGATTTTCAGTTGCTTTGATAGACTTGATATCAACTAGCTTGTTATCCAGATACAGTTCATTGATGATGTAGCCATATCCATAACGCTCATTCAGGACGTACACTTTGCCCTTTTCTTTGTATGGTGTCTTGAACACAATCTCCCGGATCCGGTCTCTCTGGTAAACGAATTCAACTCTTTCGCCCGGATACCATTCCAGAATCGGATATTCACTAATCGTAGTATCTATAGCAACTTTAAAAGCGCCATCTCCGATAAACAGTGTTTCTTTGAGGGCGCTTTCAATCTTTTTATAAAACTTATTGTCTTCCTCAATCTCTTTCCACAACTGTTCCTGTGCCGGCTGTTCGAATTCAAATTCGTTCATATCCGGAAGAACAGCAAAAGAAAGCACTTTAACTGTCAGTCCTGGAAGACCTGTGTGGATCTTACGCATATCCATGCCAGGTGTTGATCTGCTGGCCCAGAACTTGTGTTTATCTGCAAATTCTGCATTCTGCTGATAGATCTGCTCAAGCTCATTGCCGTCGCCTCTGTACCAGATACGATTCAGAATCGCATGTCCTTCAAAATCCATCATCTCATTAACCTGGAAGTTAAAGGGATTTGCCGGAAGAACATTCAACCAGCTCCTGACAGTCTTTTTTATGTTTTCATTTAATCTTTCCATCCATTTCACCTTTTCTGTTCCTCCACCTCAAATCCAATCATATTCCGGAATGGAATCCAGCCATACTGCTGCGAGTTGATCGTATGGTCGTTTTTATCTTCCGGAACGTCTTTCTCATCATCCCAGGAATATTTCTCCATCTCAGAGATATGATTGGTGCATGTATCTAAAACCAGATAGCAGTCCTGCTGGATCCAGCCAAGCTGAAGCTTGATCCTATCCAGTATTGTTACTTTCTTGTATGATTCCACGAAATTATAAAGACAGCTGTGCAGTCGCTTATACTTCCGCAATTCTGTGATTGTCGCTGCATCTGCACAGTCAACAAACGTATCTTTTGCGAATCCCCAGTCTTTGCGGCATCTTTCCAGAAACTCTATAAATTTTACTGCCGTATCTGACGGGGCAAGCGGCTGATCCAGATCTTTGTTGCTGTATACCTTCTCAGCAAGTGTGATCAGCTTCCTGTCTTCCGTAATCCCCTGGAACATCATTGCAATCGTGTCCGGGGACTTGGATGAGTATGAAGTATCGAGGCCGCAAGTAAACTTTTTAAATCTGATCTTGCCTGCTGCCATCTGGGACCTGACCCATTCCTCAGAAACAACATGCTTCTTTCTGAGGAAATTTGGAAATACCAGACCGGTTGCTTTTCCTCTCAGCCCCTCAATCTTGTTTTTCCAGATCTTTGTTCCCTTCGGAGTATTCTGTATGATTCTCTGTTTCTTTTCTTCCGGAAGACCGGCATTATCGTCAAAAGAAAAGAACCAATGTACCCATCCGGGTTTTGGTTCTTCTTTCAGCTCGTCTTTGATTTCCTGCGGTGTGCCGTCTTCCCATTCAGGAAGAGGTCTGCTGCAATTGATATATTCCTTGTACACGTCAAGGCTTGGATCATCAGGGTTAAGGGTTGCTATAAGATAATCACAGCGCATAGATGCTTCACGAACAAAATCAATATTCGCTGTATTGACCTCATCGATGTACAGACATCCATACTGACCGCCAAGTGCATCCTTCCACTTGCTCTTGTTTCCATAGCCAATCACGAAGATAATCTTGTCTCCGGAAGACGTATGAAACAGGATATGCGGCATCTTGTATTCTCCGGATCCATTGCCTTTGTATTCTGCCAATATTCCGAAATCATCCAAAATGCCAAGGTCTTTGTTGATGATATTCTTTTCTGCAGTTCCGGTGTCATCTGCTGCCAGGATATGCAGTTTCTTTGGTGATTCCGCAACCTTGCACATAAACTTAAACAGACCGACGGTTGTCTTGCCCGCTGCAGTCGTGCCTTCAAGGAACTCGACCGGTGCATCGCATCTTAGAAATGCTTTATATTTTTCCGAAAGTGCCAGACGTTCAGTGCTCACTATCCACCACCACGCATCTGTTCCAGAATGTCATCAAGTTTCTTCTTTTCATCTTCCAATCCGGAAACCTCCAGTCTGTCCCTAAACATTCCAAGATGACGGCCAAGAAGCTCCAGTGCTTTTTCTTTATCATTCAATTTCAGTTCAATACCAAACTTGCCTTCTTTTATTCCGGCAATGGCTTTAATCTGCTGTTCTGTCAGTCCTGCCGTGTCTTTTATGATCACGCATCCGTCTTTTACCTCTGCAAAATCAGTCGCCCTGGCAAAAGCAATGGCTGCCAGCTCTTCTAGAACCCTGTCCTGTGTTATTTCTGTGCGTTTCTGGCGGTCCTGCATCCTTTTCTGGATATAATCTGCAACCTTGACATTTCTCAACAGCCTGCTGCCGGCCTGAGCCGCTGTTTCATCCTTCTTTACAGACGGATATGCTACCTTGTAAGCCCTTGTGGCATTAAGATCTATCAGGTATTCATCTGCAAATATCTTTTGTTTTTTTGTCACCCAGGCTCACCTACTTTCTGTTATATGAAATACAGTCCTGCCAGCACCATACACGACAGCCGATTGCTACCGTGACGAAAGGATGTGCTAACACTTACATACAGTGATTCCCATGCCTAAAGTATGTATGTGCTGGTGCTGTGCACGCTGTACGAAAATTGGCAATATAAAAGGTGTCCGAGTTGGACACCTGAATATTTTAAAGGCGGAGCCTGCTGCCGGCTCCGCCTCTTCAAAGGAATTTATTATGAAACTTGCGCGTAAGTTGCGCGATCGGAACAGATGGAATCGGACCACCGACACGCTGGATGTAAGCCAGCTGCTCTACCACTGAGCTATGTTCCGGTGTGTCCTGATCTGAGCACCACCAGAGATCAGGACTGTGGTTCATCAATATCTTTGGGGAAGATACATATGAGAAAAGAAAACTGAACGTCTTGGATATTTCCAATTCGTTCATGATATACTATAACATCTTTGAAGCGGACATATCGGACAAAACGGACAAACTTTATTTTTTTTCAAAAAATCTTTTAAATTCTTTTCTTACACTTTCCTCTGTGGTCTTCCGTCCCATCCGATCTGCCACCTGCTGCCAAGTCATTTCCTCGAAGATCTTGTACTTAATAATCCGCTGCATCCGGAATGGAATTGATATCATCCAGACTTCAACCTGCAGTTTCAGCTGCTCCGCCTTCTCTTTCTTCTGTCTCAGGATCTCCTTCTTGTTTCTGAGTCTGATATCGTCTGAATAAGAATATGTCGTTCCCTGTACTTTAAAATGCTGTGGGTTGTAAGGGAATTCCGGATTACTTCCAGATACAGTTTCATTTGCCGTGATACTTTTTTTCGATTCGAGTTTACGGATTTCTGCTTCTGCTTCCTTGATCACCTCGCATGCATCTATGTATTCTTCCAGAATTCTCTTATCCATGATGTCAGTCTCCTCGTTTCCATTCCTTCTTCGTTTTCTTATCTCTGATACCTGTGATTTCTAAGCCCAAGAGTCCGGCAGTGTTATTCAAAACTGTATAAGCGTTGTAAATATGTGTTGGCATATGTCCTGCTGCCTTGATTGCCTTACCTGATGTCGGATCTGGATACCCTTCACTGTTTTTGTATGTCATGTGCTCACCTCACGGTCCTATTTTGCATTCTTCGAAATACTTACATGTCAGACAGCAGCACCTGCAGTGTTTCTTTCTGGATTTGAATATCCAGTATATTAATCTCGTGACCATTCTAATCATCCTCCTTATACGGTTCTGGAAGTGGCATCCATGCAATAATACCATCCTTCGCATAATATTGCGCTTCTTCCAAGCTATACCAGCCATGTCCAATTGGATATCCTAGTACATTTCTCTTGCAAGAGCCATATCCTACCATACAAACTTTTATTCCATACTTAAACGTCACCAGATACCTTCCGTCTTTTTCCGGCAATCTCTCACTGACTGGAATCCAACCGCTTTTGTCACTCATATTTTTGATATAATCCATAATTTTAACTCCAAATTCAAAAGCAGTACCTTTAAATGGTCTTCCGTATGGATTAATCTCTCTTTTTATGTAATCATAAATTTCATCTCTGTCGCTCATTTCTCTACCTCCAGTTCATCCAGTCTCCCCGATAAAACTAATGCAGTAGCTTCAACAACAATTCTCATCAGCTCCATATCAAGCGTATCCCATGATACATGTGTTGGCTTGGCATATCCCGGCCGACCTGCTGTTTTCTGCGTAGTCATCTGAATAAGACGATATACACTGGCTTTCAATGCCGGAATATTCTCTTTCTGTCCTTTGTCCATTAAGAAGTGCCACATTACATCTTTTATTCCATTTGCTGGATTTTCCGTCATATGTCCACCTCCGAATTTCCTGACTTCTGATCACATTTCTGGCATCTGGTCTTGCTGACTACCAGCTGTCCGCGTATCATGGTTGCCTGTTTGCAGGTCGATTCTACGAATATTGCATAGTTTCCAACTCTTTTAATATGTCTACAGGTTGTATAGTTCTTTTCTTCCATGTATTTTTCTTCCTTTCACATATTTAGAGCATCCATCTTCTGGCTGCCCCTTATTCCGGGAGTGACCAGTGATGGATAGGTAATTGCATCTGTCCATGTCTGTCTTCTTTCCTGTGCCATATATACAGGTACTGCAAAGTTTGGTATCAAATTTCTTTGGTGATGCTTTTCTGTACTTTCCAAGCTTGTTCTTACTGATCCAGCTCCCAACAGTGCCGGTGCAAACGCCGAAGTATCTCGCTATCTGCTCCGTAGTCCATCCGTTCTGAAGCTGTTTGATCAGAGCTTTTTCGTCATAGTTACTTGGCCTGGTCTTTTGAACCTGAAGACCATATTTTTTGAGTTTGTTAAATATGGTCGACTGGGTAGTACCAAGAGTTATCGCTATGCGGTTCTGCGAATAACCTTTTCGTATGTATTCTTCCAAAACTTCTTTTGTGATATCTGGTCTAAGATCTGTTCTCCCCATATCAGTGTCCTCTCAGGAAATTACGCATCATGGATTCTCTCCAGTCGGGTTTATGATCAGTACACTGATCATCGTCCTCTACCAGGATTCCTTTTCTGTCGCAGAATCCATCCTCATTATCAACGCAGGTTTTACATGTTTTATCTTCCATCCTGTTCCTCCATCATTTTCTTTAACGCATCATCTGGTACCGTTTCATAATTCTTGAGTATCCTAATTTCTATTCTACACTCGGTAATATTTCTCTGTAGTGATTTGATTTCTTCATAAATGTCGGTTTCCCAAGCAGTGTCGCCTTTCTGTTTCCGCTGTCTCCATCTCTCAATCTTTTCCTCAATTCTTTTAATTTCATCTTCGATTTTTACAATCTCGGCATCTGCATCGATCAGTCTCATTCTGTCACCTCACAAATAGCTCTTTCCAAAAATTTCTATGAACTGCTGCCGGCTGTGTGTCTTCTCGTACTCCTGCTGCCCGATCCGGTGCATCAGTCTCATGGTGTCAGGGCATCTATGTACTGCCAGAGTTCCCATCGTATGATGATCCAGGCAAAGCCAGACCTTTAGTCCGGTTTCTTCGGAATGCATTCGGTTGGGACCTCCGAATATATGATGCTCATCCAAGAGCAGATGTTTCTTATGGTTTCCATCCAGGAGCATGCAGAGATAACATGTCCCATTTTTCTCATGCAGGATGCTCTTGGGATGTTTCATTCTTTTTTTCTTTGTCGTTCGTGTTTTCGGAAACATCAATCCTTCCTGATCCATGTTTCACTCCTTTCCGGAGAGAGGATTATACAGTTCCTCTCTCCTGTGTGTGATATATATGGATTTTAGTAGCACCCGTTATTTACGTGTCCGATTCGGACACCTTGATTCCTCTGCTGCAGCCTTCGCCTTCTCTTAAATTCCCATCTAACCCTGCGCCGAGCCGGCACCAGTCAAATTCACCATCATTGCAATGTGCTCTATACTGGCATTCTTTGCAGAGGACAATGTTCCGGTGTTTTGTCATTATCTTGTACAGTTCAGAATCCTCAAAATCGTTGATCTTGTTGTACTGATTCAGGATATCGCAGATATGGCTTCCTATATCGCATTCTTCTGCACAGTAGGCTTCCAGTTCTTCCTGATCTGTGGTCTCTTTCGCTTTCTGACATATGTGATCGCAGATGTACTCCGCCATGTTTTCAACAATATTGCCCATTTTTGTTCTTCTCATTTCTTTTTTCCTTTCTCCGGGCACCACCGAGGAGCTGTTTTTATTGTTGGTCTGGTTTCTCGTTCATTTGTCCCAAAACATACAAAGCATCTTGCTTTGTTTCCGAAAGCCTTTGCCGGAAGTCTTTCAGAGACCGGATGTTCGCAGTAATATTCACCCCGTCCGTACGAGGAATAAATTCCCCCTGATCTGTGATGCATTATCAGATACTCACATTCCGTGCATTTAATCTTCATTTTTGTACTCCTTTCAGAAACTCTACAAGTTCTGTTTCGCTGTTCGGATACTTGTTGTATTTTGAATGATACGTCCATTTCGGTATTCCGTTATTTCTTTCTGGTTCAGGTCCGCCTACAAGATGCATGTAGTACGGTTCGTACGGTGCCCACGGACTGTTGCGAGCCGGTTCCGGATCATACTCTTCTACAATCAGGCGCGTACCGTTTTCAAAATCATATTTGTAATATCTTGCTCCGATATGTTCATCTGTGTACCACAGTCCCCATTCTTTATAATTTCTCAGCCATTCTTTTCGCTGATCATTATTTTTCATAACTGGCAATGGTGGCTGTATCGATGTTTCAGAACTATCTGCTGGTGTCATCTCGGTAATATCGCTGGAATAATCGGACGTTTTGTCGAGTTCAACAATACGTTCCTCGATTTTGATGTCTTCAGTAAAATCATCCTGCTGTCGATTGGCCAGCGATCCTGCTGCCGATTGGCAGCGTTCTTCTAACCATCCACATCGACTGTTGCAATCATCCGGGCACTGAGTACAGCATTTATATGTTGTATCGCAATAAGCTGCTGCTCCGCAAATGCCAGAATCAGATTTTCCGGTAATGCATTTTGCTGGTCCATCTGTTTTTTCTTCCGGTTCGTCCACTGCTGCCATCTTGACCAGTTTCTGTTTCTTTCCGTATTTCTCGATGAGCTTCTTGGAAAATTCTGTCCAGCCTATTGACTCTTCCTGGTCAGTGCCGGCATTGAAGAGGATTCCTCCCTTGGTGCCCTGGTAGTTCAGTTGTCCGTTTCGGACACGTACTGTTCCATACAAGGCACTGAGCATGTAGACGGTCATGTTCAGGTCTGATTTCTTTACGTAGGTTTCTATGTTCTTCCGAAGAGATTCGTAAAACCGGTCAATCTGGATGTCCACCGGAACAGGAGTATTAATCTCTTCCGGCTTATGAGGATGCAGCGCCTGATCTATAGTCATCTGTCCGGGAATATCTCTTTCCTGTTCCTGTTGTGCTTTCAGGAGCTTTGCCGCATTCAATGTGACCTGTCCGACTTCTAGCAGAAGCTTGCAAGCTTCGTTCTGATATTTCTCATTCAGACCGGCAAGCTCTGCTGCCGTGGATACATTCAGCTTATTCTGTTTGAACGCTTCCATGAGTTCTTCGGAAAGGTTAGAACTGATACTGTGGTACCTTCCAATCTGAGTGGATGATACTCCAATGAGATCTGATACAATCTCTCTGGTCTTTCCTTCAAGATCTGTCTTTTCGCGGAGTTCCTTGACCAGTTCTTCCATCTGCAGGGATTCCGTCATCTTCTCCCAGTCAGTTTTCTCGCGGTAGGTGTTGGACTGGATGATCACCATCTTCCGGACAATCTCATCTGTCTCGGTTTCTGCACTGAACTCAATTTTCGGTTTATAGACGCACGGGATTCTTTTAAACCGGTCAAACCCTTCCTCGATCAACTCCAGACAGCACTTTCTTCTCCGGTGTCCAGCCAGGAGATAATCTTTTCCGTCTCTTTCTTCGATCAGGAGTGGCTGAAGGATTCCCAGTGCTCTGATCGACTGTTTTAGTTTCTCTGTGTCTTCCGTTGAATAAAAATTATCCTTAGAAGGGATCAAGTCTTCCGGATTGCGATAGACCGTCTTCTGTTCCGGAAGGTCTATTTCCTGTGCAGAACGCTCAGAGAGCATTCCTTTGAGATCAAATTTCGCCATCCTGTACACCTCCGATCATATTCAAGTACTCCGTAACCAACGCTTCATAGTCTTCTGCTGCCGCTGATCGGGAGCTGTGAAGAGCCACCGGCATACGCATGAATGTGCTCCTTGCCACTACACCAGAAAAGCGGATTGTTGTATCCATAGCCGGATACTGCTCTCTGATGATCTCTGCTCCCTGAATGTGTGCCTGGTTCCCTTTCTGGTACTTGCTCACAAAACAGCGGACGTTCTGCAGGTCCGGATTCAGTTCTTCCTTCACTTCCTGGATCTGGTCCAGGAGCTCGTTCATGCCTTCCAGGGTGTTGTCATCCACCTCAACCGGGATTAGGACGTCATTGGCGGCTGTCAGAGCGTTGATCACGGAAATATTAATATCCGGAGCATTATCTACTACGCAAAAATCGTACTGATCAGCTACCTGCTGCAGAGCCTTCTTTATCCGATTCTGCTGTGGACGTACGCGATCCATGGTCACTTCCATGTTGGCGGTCAAGAGACCGAGATTAGCCGTGATGATGTCCAGCCCCTCATAGTCTGTTTTATGGATCAGATGGTCCATATCCGGATGACGGTCTGTCATGATCCGGTCGATTCCATCTCCATCCGAGGTTCGGCGGTTTAATCCACGGGAGCAGTCTCCCTGTTTGTCGTTATCCACCAGCAATACGCGGTATCCCCGTGTAGTAAGGATATAGGCAATGTTAATGCTAGATGTGGTCTTGGCCACGCCGCCTTTCAGATTAATGATTGCTATTGTTCTCATACATAGTTCCCCTTTTTTCTTTATTTTTTAAGAATATATTCCATGTCTCTTTCTTGATGCTCTGTCAGCGCGGAGCATCCATTCCGGCTTTCCTTCTTCCGGTTCGCTGTCATACAGTATTTCGCCTCCTTCATCTCTGTAATATCTGTATCTCACTCCATTACGGGCAATCATCCCTAGAAACTCCATTGTCATTGGATTCTGCTCTGGTCGCAGACTCCAGGCCTTGCCCCATAATTCTTCCACATTCATTCTTCTTCATCATCTCCTGTAACCACGTGGAATAACTGTGTTTCTCAGATCTCGCGGTCATTTTGTGTGCTTCCGGAAAATCATGGATCAGGCGATAGACCTGCTCCCATTCAGCAGCATTCTTGATCAGTTCACCTTTTGAATCTCGCCAGCCTTCTCCTGCCATCTCTTCCAGTTTCAGAAGTCTGCTCGCTACATAGCTATCCTGTGTATGTACACAGATTTCCGAGGAAACATTCATCCTGGAAAGAGCCTCGATAAGCGCCATAAGGACAGACTGGTGGTATGTCCCCTTCGAGATTCCGAAGTTTTCCTTTGTCTTTTCCTCGTTTCCGACCATAGCAGAGAGGACATATCCGCATTTTCTTTCTCGTTTTCCCTGGAATGTACTATCGGTTTCCAGGTAGATGTCTACTTTCCACATGTTTTATTCCCTCTTCTTAATCTTGATCAGCGTGTAATGGCGGTAAGCATAATGAGTTATCGGATTTATGCCGACTTCGATGCTTTCCGGATCCACATAGTATCCTTTCGGTGCTTTTGGCATCCTTGGTGTTCCATCACAGTCAACCAAACTTCTTCTTTTAATCTCGTCAACTTCAGGATCCTTGCGGATAAGGTTTCTGGATGGATGATATCGTTTAACCTCGTCTGGTTCCCATTCTTCCAGGGGCTTCGTGAGGTATTCTGCAAGCTGCTTATATCCACCCTCGTTGTAAGTAGTACGGAAATTAACATGTCCGTGTCCCCACTGTTGTTCCCAGAGATCTGTGATTATCAGATCTGTAGCCGTTTTTTCATTGGATTCACGATTAATCAGGATGTGGATGTGTCGGCCGCCTCTGGATCCGATTGCAAGACGGTATATGTACTTTAAGGTCCATCCCTGTTTTTTATATTTTTCTCGCATCTTTCTGACCAGTTTTCCGGCATGGTCCTTCATTTCTTCCCACGTCGGTCTGTAATCTTTCGGATATGTAAGAGTGATCCAGTAGTCCCTCTCACGGAAATTCCACTTGATCAACCTCCTGACATCCCTTTCCCGTTTCCACTGATTATGTTTTTTTATCTCTTCCGGAGTGGCTTTCCTCTTCTTCTCTCTGGTCTGTCCTCTGGCTCCATACTTCCCAGTGTGTTTTTCTTCAATCTCTACTGTGTCACCACAGTCCCATCTCTGCCTTATGTATCCGCATAGTACCTTGTATCTCATAAGCACCTCTGTCGTAACTCTAATACGTTTAATCGAGCTCTCAAGAGGTACTTGATACCTCTGTAGCTCTCAAAAAAGGTCAAAAATATAGCAGGTGATTCCTGCCTGCATCTTGACTTTCAGGCGCTGTATGATATACTAAATATAGTTGTTATTTCATACAGCACCTTTTAGTTATCGAACCTTTACAGTTGCCGCTGTGGGGTTCTTTTTCTTTGTCTTCTTATCCTCCGTCCACAGGATTATTCCAAATGCAATTCCCGTGATCGTAAAAACGCTGATCAGAAGCTCTATTCCGGAATCCCATTGCCATACCGGAAGGATTGCCACAACAATCCCTATAATCAGGGAAATGTTAAGTTCTCTCGCCATCATTCTCACCTCCCTCCTATGCAGTTTTACTTCTGAGTTGTTCCACCAACGGACATAATATTTCCAGTTCGCAGTCGATCTGTTCCGTCTCAGAAGCATACTCCGGTTTCCAGTCGACTCCACTATGTGTAAGAATGTACGTTCTTCTGTGTACCAGATCTATGTATCTGCTGACTTGTTTTTCTGTCATATCTCTCCCTCCATCGTGTAGGATCCTCCATAATCTTCTTTCCGGAGTTCTGCTATCTCCGCGGCTCCCGATCGGGCACCGTAGCAGGAGCCGATTGTTCCGTCAGAGAATCTTATGATCCATATCTTTCTCATGCTTGTCCCCCCTGCCGCCCTTATCCGGCAGCTCTCTTCTCATAGTTCATTGCCTGCAATGCGTTTTCCACACGTTCTCGGATAATCTCAGATGCTTTTGC